ATAAATATTGCTTTACAGATGGCTATCGAGACGGCTGTTTTGCAAACAATAGAGGAAGGATATGAACAAGGCTATTGGAAGAAAAAGAACGGTAGTTAGCTTATTGTTTTTACTTATATCTTTAAATGTGGTGACAGCAGACAACGAGGTATATATAACGCAATCTGGTGCAACGTCTAACTTAGATATAGAACAAGTTGGGGGAAGCGGTAACATTATTGGTGGATCGGATGCCGCAGCAGGACCATCTAATATGACACCATTAGATCTAGATGGTGCAACTATGACCTTAGATATACTACAAAAAGGTAATACAAATAAATTTCTTGGCGATATATGGGCCGATACCTATACAGGTTATTTTTCTTTTATAGGTGATACCAACACATTTAACATGTCTACAGATGAAACTAATGCTACAGGAGCAGATGGTTCTAATGTGAATGTCCAGGTTACGGGCAGTACGAACACTATGACTTTGAACCACGCTATGACTGCACTAGCAGCAAACTTAGATTTAGATTGGATTATACAAGGTTCAGGAAACACAATAACATCATCTATAGATGTGGATGGCGCAACTAACTATATGGATATTGATGGTAATGATAATACCGTTACCTATGATGGAGATGGTTATGCTGGTGGATATTTTTACCTAGATCATACAGGGGCATCAAGAACATTTAATATAGATCAGGAGTCTACATCTGATAATGACTGGCTTAAAATTACATCTTCTGGCTCTAATGGTACTGTTTGCGTTACTCAGTCAGACGCAACAACTTCATTCGTTTGCTGATATAGGTTCTATATCTGAAGTCAAAGGTAACGCACAAGTTCTTAGAGACAAGGCTTACGGAGCCGAACTACAATTTGATATACAACAAATGGATGATGTCCGTACAGAAGCGGGCAGAGTTGCCATAACCTTTGAAGATTCTTCTACAGTAAAATTAACTGAACATTCTAAGTTGGTTATAGATGAATACATCTACGATCCCGACCCATCTAAATCAAAGATGGCACTCAAATTTGCTAGTGGTACTGCAAGATTCATTACAGGTAAATTTAACAACAAAAGTAATATATCTATACGCACACCTACCGCAGATATAGCTATTAGAGGTACAGACTTTACTTGTACGGTAGATGAATTAGGCAGATCTCTTGTCATACTATTACCAGACGAAAACGGTATATCTAGTGGAGAAATTATAGTATCTACCGGTATGGGTAGTGTGACACTAAACAAACCTTATCAAGCAACTACGGTATCTGTTTTTGAAAACAATCCTACATCACCTGTAGAGCTAGATATTACATTAGATCTAATAGACAACATGCTTATTGTAAATCCTCCAGAACAAACGCAAGAATCTTTAGAACAAACACAAACGCAAACATCTGCTGATTATTTAGATTTTAATGATCTTGATATAGATTATCTTAATGAGGACTTTTTAGATGCAGAGGAAGAATTAGAGTTTACAGAATTAGATGTTAATTATTTAGATGTTAATTTTCTTGAAGATCTACTTAATGTTTTAGATGCACTAGCCATAACAAAAGAAGAAGATGCCTTGAAACAAGGTGGTGCTGGTATACGTATTGTTGGTACAGAAATAGGACAAGACAAAGATACTCAAATAACTACAATCATATCTGGTCAAAATATAAGTTTAACAAGAACCGTAAGTCAAAGCGCTAGATTAGATTTAGATGGATCTGATAGTTATACAGTTATACTTATACAAGATGGAGTAACTAATACGGTTAAAATAAATGGTGGATCTTCAACTACAATAAAAATTAAGCAAGGATCAGGATGAAAAAAACAATAATATTTGTAAGTTTATTTATGTTGCTTGGTGCAACTTATTATTTTCAACCTACAGCTTATGAAATATTAAAGTTAAAAACTTTTGATTCGTTAGTAACAGATAAAGAACCTTCAGGTAATTTTGTAATTCTTAATATAAATGAGAATGATATTACTAATGAAGGTGGCTATCCTTTGTCTAGGCAAACATTAGCCCAAATACACATTAATTTATTAAGAAAAGGTGCATTAGGTGTAGGTTGGGTTATGGCCTTTCCACAACCTGATAGATTTAGTGGTGACTTTGATTTTACAGAAGCTTTGAGTTTTTCTCCAAGTGTTCTCGCTATGTTTGAGGGAGAAGGTGATTATCCGCCTACTTCTGGAACAGTTATCCTCGGACCAGAAAGCGGAGGCATTATGTCTGAAGGTGTAATACAAAATATAGATATTTTAAAAGCCAACGCCAGTCAGGGTTTAGCAGTAGCCAGGACAGATGTAGATAATTTAGTTCGTAGATTACCTCTTTTAATGCGCACACCTGACGGTTGGGTATCAACCTACGGTACAGAAGTTTTAAAAGTTTTAGCTGGAGCTGATACTTACATTATAAAAACAAATGATAATGGTCTGGAAGAAGTAAGAGTAAAAGGGTTGCCTCCAGTACCGGTAGATTCATTAGGCCGTAAATGGGTAAGTTGGGTTAACACACCACAAACTAATCTTACTGAAATAGATGTGGAAAATAAGTTTGTTTTTGTAGGATTTACAGCTAAAGGCATTATGCCTCAAATTGCCACACCCGCAGGTTTGTTAGAACCTCATAAAATACAAGCCGCACTTGCTGAATCTATATTGATACAAGACAGCCCTTACATACCTGATTATGCACTTGCTTTAGAAATATTAATATTTTTGTTTTCTGTGGTGTTTGTTTGGCTCGCTTTGAATGTTTTTGGTATAACTGCTGGTATATCATTTTTTGGTGTAGTTTTTGCATCTACGGCCTTCTTTGGCGTTTATACAATACAAAAGGGTGTATTGATTGATGTCACTTGGGGTTTAATATCTCAGTTTATTACTGCAAGTGTTGCTTTTTACATAAGATTCAGAGAGCAATACAAATTAAGACAACAAATAAAAAAACAATTTGAGCATTACTTAGATCCTAGACAAGTGAAGGCTTTGCAATCTAATCCGAGTTTACTAAAGTTAGGTGGTGAAAAGAAAAGATGTACTTTTTTATTTACTGATGTTCGTGGCTTTACTGCTATGAGTGAAAGTATGGAACCTGAACAAGTAACTCAAATTATGAACAAAGCTCTTACAATTCAATCAGATGCGGTTAAAAAGTATGGAGGTATGGTAGATAAGTATATAGGTGATGCCATGATGGCTATATTTAACGCTCCTTTAGATTTAGATAATCATGAGCAAGCTGCTGTTATGTGCGCTAAAGAAATACAAGACAACTTTAAATCTTCTGATGTTGGAGTTGAAATTGGTGTAGGTGTTAATACCGGTGAAGCTGTAATTGGTAACTGTGGATCGTCTACTAGATTTGATTATACGGCTATCGGATCTGCCGTAAATATAGCTGCTAGGTGCGAATCTAGTTGTAAAACTGTAGGTAAAGATTTAATAATTGCAGAGGAAACTGCAAAAAATTGTGGTTTTGAGCTAAAATCATTAAAACCAATAGAAGTTAAAGGTATTAGTAAACCTTTAGAAATATTTACTTTGGAGGATATATGAAAGCACTACTTAAAAACTTAGTTGGATCAGTAGCACCAACCTTGGGTACAGCACTAGGAGGCCCTATGGGCGGTATGGCTGCAAACATGATTGCAGATGTGTTGGGTTGTAAGAACGAACCCAAAGAAATACAAAAAGCTATAGATAATGCTACACCCGAACAAATGCTTGAGCTAAAAAAAGCTGAAGCCGAGTTTGAACTCAAAATGAAAGAACTAGAGGTAGATGTATTCAAACTAGAAGTACAAGATACACAAAACGCTAGGCAAGCTTTCTCTAAAGATTGGACCGCTAGAATTATAGGTATATTTGTAGTTGGTGGATTTATGGGATATATATTCTTAGTAACTATTCAACCTCCAGAACAAAACTCAGAAGCTTTAATTAATTTAGTATTAGGATATTTAGGCGGTTTAGCGTCAGCTATAATTAGTTTTTACTTTGGGGCATCTAACACACCCAAGGATGATTAATATGAACATATCTGAAGAGGGTATATCTTTAATTAAAAACTACGAAGGATGTAAGCTAGAGGCTTATCAGGACTCCGTAGGAGTTTGGACAATTGGCTACGGACATACAAAAGATGTAAAAGATGGCGATCAAATAAACCAAGATGAAGCCGAACATTTATTGAAAGAAGAAATGCCTGAGTATGAAGGTTATATTAACGATATGGTTGAGGTTCCGTTAGATCAATGTCAGTTTGATGCTTTAGTTTGTTGGGTATACAACTTAGGACCTACTAATTTAAAAGAATCTACTTTGTTACGTATTCTTAACGAGGGCGATTATGGCGGCGTACCAGAACAAATAAAACGCTGGAACAAGGCTGGTGGTGTCATCTTAGGTGGTTTAGTTAAACGTAGAGAAGCTGAAGCTAATTTATTTGAAGGTAAGGAATGGAGCAAGGTTTAAATGGCATTACAAAAAACAATATTCAGACCTGGTATTTATAGAGAAGGTACTGATTATGATAATGAAGGCGGTTGGTTTGATTGTAATCTAGTACGGTTTAGAAAAGGAAGGCCAGAAAAGTTTGGAGGATGGAGTAAGCTTACAAGCAATACTTATTTAGGTACGGCCAGAGCCTTACATCCTTGGGTTTCTTTGGCTGGTACTAAGTTTTTAGGTATTGGAACTCATTTAAAATATTATGTTGAAGCTGGCGGAACTTTTAATGATATTACACCTATAAGAAGTACTACTTCTGCTGGTGATGTAACATTTTCCGCAACTAATGGAGATGCAACAATTACCGTTGCAGATACAGCACATGGGGCAGTTAAAAATGATTTTGTTACTTTTTCTGGAGCGTCTAGTTTAGGGGGTAATATAACAGCAGCTGTTTTAAATCAAGAGTACCAAATAGCAACTATAGTAAATGACAATAGTTATACGGTAGAAGCAAAAGATACTTCTGGAGCAACGGTAACAGCAAATGCTTCTGATAGCGGCAACGGAGGATCCTCTGTTGTTGGCACCTATCAAATAAATGTGGGGTTAGATGTTTACGTTGCTGGTACAGGTTGGGGTATAAATGGTTGGGGCGCAGGAACATTTGGTAGCACAAGCGCTTTAAGCTTAACCAACCAATTAAGATTATGGACACATGATAATTTTGGAGAGGATTTAATTATAAATCCACGAGCGGGTGGTATTTACAAATGGGTAGAAAATAACGGTTTAGGAACTAGAGCAGTTGAGCTATCTGGTATTACAGGTGCTAACCAAGTTCCAACCGTAGGTCTTCAAGTTATTACTTCAGAAAAGGACAGGCACTTAATAGTCTTGGGTGCAGATCCTGTATCAGGTACTTCAAGAACAGGTACGGTTGATCCTATGTTTATAGCATTTAGCGATCAAGAAAATGAGTTAGAATTTGAACCTACTAATACAAATACAGCAGGATCTTTAAGGCTATCTTCAGGATCTTCAATAATAGGCGCTGTAAAATCAAGACAAGAAATAATGATTTGGACAGATACTGCTCTTTACAGTATGCAGTTTATTGGTCCTCCATTTACCTTTGCAGTTAATTTAATTAATGAAGGTATAGGTCTAGTTGGACCCAAAGCAGCCGTTACAGCTCCTCAAGGTATATATTGGATGAGCTACAATAATTTTTATGTTTACAACGGTAGTGTTCAAACTATTCCTTGTACCGTTCATAATTATGTCTTTGGTGATATAAATTTAGGACAGTCTTTTAAATTTCATGCGTTTACTATTTCAGATAAAAATGAAGTTGGATGGTTTTATTGTTCTGCTGATTCTACAGAAATAGATAGATACGTTATTTATAACTATATAGAAAACTTATGGATTTATGGATCTCTAACAAGAACAGCTTGGTTAGATGCAGGTATTGTGAATTATCCAAGAGCTGTAAATGGAGGTATTCTTTATCAACAAGAGAATGGTTTTAATGATGATGGATCTCCTATGACTAATGTATTTATAGAAAGTTCTGATTTTGATTTAGGTGATGGTGAACAATTTACATTTATTAGAAGAATAATACCTGACTTCAAATTTTTACAAGATAACAACGCAGGTAATATAAATATTGTAGTTAAAGTGAGAGACTTTCCTGGAGAGTCTTTAAACACAAGTTCAACAAGCGCTATCTCTTCATCCACAAAACAAGCTTTTGTAAGAGCTAGAGCAAGACAAATGGTTTTAAGGTTTGAATCTGATGATGATGCAACCGGTAATGGCAACTTAGATATTGGTTGGAGATTAGGAGCTACTAGGATAGATACAAGGCCTGATGGCAAAAAATGAGCAAAATATTACAAACTCAGCTACCTATTGCTACAGGAGATGTTAGCCCAGAAACTTTCAACAGGTTAGTAAGAATATTAGAAATTAACTTAGGTGCTGTAGATCCAGATCAAACCAGACAAGTTAATGACGCAGACAAAACAACTCTTAATTTTCTAGCCGGATCTATTATATGGAATACCACTTTAGGTGTTTTACAGGTCTATACTGGTAACAAATGGGTAGATATAGGCGAGAGAACAAATGACCTTGGTTTTGAAATGACTGCCTCTGTTGGTAAAGTTGATGTAAAAACAAATGGTGATATAACAATTAATGTCTGAAACAGCAGAATTACAAGAATACCAAACTAAAAACATACTTTTAGAACACCCTGCTGATTGGTATATAGATAAAGGTACATTTGATGCGGTTAAAAACTCTTTACCAAATATAATAGATTTTTACGAAAACAAAGGTAATTACGATCCGTCTCAGAATGAATTACACAAAGTTATAAAAGAACCGTTAAAAGACGTATATACGGTTCCTTTCTTTTCTGAAAAGTTTTGCTCCATACTTTTAGATGAAATGCGTAATTTAGAGGATTATTATGGGTTTGTTCCTAATCCAGAGGAAGATGTATTAAGGCAAATACCTGAAATAACGTTTCAGGATAATTGTCCAAAAATATATAACTCTTTGTTCCAAACAATATATACTATAGGTAATCCGATATTTTTAAGTATTTGGAATAGGCACGTAAATGGTGGCGGAATTCAAATAGCTAATTATAATTTAAAGGATAAAAAACAGGGTGCTTGGCATCATGATGCAAGCGCCGACATTAGTATGGTTGTCCCCCTAAATACGGGTGATTATGAAGGGGGAGGAACTGAGTTTTTAAATCGTGGAGTTGTAGAACCATTACCTACAGGCCACGCTCTAATATTTCCGAGCTTTACTCATATGCATAGAGGCTTATCAGTAAAATCAGGAAATAGGTACTTACTTGTATTTTGGTTAAAATGTATGGAAGAATAGGGTAGAATTTAAAAATGGCTATAGTAGATAACTCAGGAACAGGTTTAGCGGCCCTGGGGCGTAACGAAGACCGCTTTATGGCTCATGTTGCACCAGGCGAAATGGTGGTCCCACCAGTCATATCTGACAAGACAAGATCAATAATTAGAAAGGAAATGGCCGCTGTAGGTCTAGATCCTAATGAATATGTCGTTGGTCAAGGCATGTCTATAAACCCTATTACAGGGCAAGCAGAGTTTGGTTTCTTAAAAAAGATAGCTAAAAGCGTTAAGAAAGTAGTTAAAAAGGTTGCACCTATTGCAGCTGTAATACCTGGTCCTTGGCAACCGTTTGCTGCCGTATATCAAAAAGGTAACGCGGCACTTAAACTAGCCAAAGGTGAAGGTGGCCTTGGTGAGATCATGACTCTAGCCGCTGGTGGTAATCAGAGTTTATTTGGAAAAGAAGGAGCTATTGAGGCTATAAAAACTGGTACGGCTGGAGGTTTTGGAGATATTGGAGAAGCATTAACTAACATAGGTAGCGTTCAAGATGCAGCAGGCAATCTTGTGTTTGACCCAATGCAATATGCACAAAATGTTGCATCAAGTATAGCTAGTGACCAACAACAAGGGTATGGTGGATTACTGGGTGGTACTGGTCAAAAATTTGATGTTGCTACAGGACAGCTTACAGGTGCCGTAGGAGAAGCAGGTCTTAATCCTTTTATAAAAGAAGCCACAACTGCGGCAGAAGTAACGGTACAGTCTGGCGACACACTTGATGAAATAGCCGCAGCTAATAACACTACCGCAGAAGCTATTAAAAATGCCAATCCAGATATTATTAAAGATGTAAATAAAATTAACGCTGGTGACACATTAAAAATACCAGGAACAACATCTAGCCCATCTTTGTTAGGTAGACTTACGGGGTTAGGAGAAGCTAAAACACCAGATTTCATCAAAAGTGTTGGTGACGCTGTAGGACTAGGAGGAGCTAGTGGATTAAGCGATTTTTATGGAGGAACAGGTTCTGGTACCGGAACTGGAGGCTTTGGCGGTATAGATCCCAAGATGGCTGGCCTTGCCTTGTTATACGGTAAAGTAGTCAAAGATGCAGCTAAGAAGACTGAAGGTGGTTTAACCGACATAAGACAATCAAAAAGACCAGATCTTAACCCAGCACCTGTATTCGCAGGTTTTGATCTAGGTATAAGAAAGAAAGCAGCTTTTGGTGGACCGATAGGATTTGGTAGACAATACTTCAACGAAGGCGGTATGGCCGTAAAAGAACTTGATATGCGTCAAGGTGGTGAATCAGTTGGTCCAGGAACAGGTACATCTGATGACATACCGGCTATGCTTAGTGATGGAGAGTTTGTAATGACAGCAGCAGCTAATAATGGAGCGGGTGGATTTAAGTTCAACAAAACAAAAAAAGGTATTGAGTTGATAGCCGCTAGTAAACCTAATAGAGAAAAGGGTGTAGACGTTATG